TGTATCACCAGGAATAAATGTATCCATAAAGTTATCTGGTATTTGTTTAACAAATATATTATCAGCGTCTAACCACATAAACTTTTTCTTTAGTTTACTTGCGTGATATTGTGCGAATACTTTATAACTAAATCTTACAGCGTTTTGTAAAAAGTCACTGTCGTCTAACCAAGTTTTATCTTTATGTCTTGTAACAAAATGTCTTAACTCTGGTTCTTCTTTAAATATATTTACAAAAGTAAAGTTAGGGTGATCTGTAAATTTAGTATCATCTTCTACATAACAAATTACTTTAATCGTTTGTTTGGTATCAATATATGTTTGGATAAACTGATGAGCGTAATCATCATACAATCTTTGATTAAAAGTTGTGATGAAAAACTTATCTTCGTCTGTCCAAATCAATTTATTCATATCGTTTTAAATCCGCTTGTATCATATCTCTTACTAAAGTTTCTAATGTATGTTTTGGATGCCATAGTAATCTATGTCTAGCTTTGGTATTATCACCTACTAATAAATCTACTTCCGCTGGTCTAAAAAATTTAGGATTAGTTTTGATAATATAATTACCTTTTTCATCTAATACTTCGTGTCCTTTAAATTCATATTTGATATTTAATTCATCTAAACATCTTGTAATGAAATCTTTTATTTGAATTGTTTTACCTGTTGCGATAACATAGTCGTCAGCTTCTTCTTGTTGTAACATTAACCACATCGCTTCAACATAATCTTCTGCGTGACCCCAATCTCTATATGATTCTAAATTACCAAGTTCTAATACTTTACCTGTTTTAGTCCACTCTACTAAACCTTTTGTAATTTTTCTTGTTACAAATTCTTCACCTCTCATTGGACTTTCGTGGTTAAATAAAATACCACTACACGCAAAGAGATTGTAACTCTCTCTATAATTGACAGTTAAGAAATGTGAATAAGCCTTGGCGCAACCATATGGACTTCGTGGATAAAATCTAGTTGTTTCACTTTGAGGTGTTTCTGTTACTTTACCAAACATCTCACTTGTTGACGCTTGATAAAATCTAATCTTTGGATATTTGTTTCTTATAACTTCAAGTATATTTAAAACACCTAAAGAGTTTGTAATGGTAGTAACTTGTGGTTGTTCAAATGATAAACCTACAAATGATTGTGCCGCAAGATTATAAAACTCGTCTGGTTGTATTTGATCTAAAACTTTTTCTATATTATATGGTTCGCCTAAATCAATATCAACAAATTCTATTTGATCTGTAATACCGAGTTCATCTAAACGCCAGTATCTTTTACCCGTATTGCGCCTCTGAGCGCCGTATACCTTGTATCCTTTTGATAATAGTAGTTTCGCTAGATAACCACCATCTTGTCCTGTCACACCTGTTATAATCGCTTTCTTCATTTAATCCTCGTCATATCACCAAGTTTGTTTAAATTACTTATATCAGTTTCAAAAACACAATCTACCATATCGTATCCATTCACTCTGGCATATAATAGTCTTTTGTTCCCAAATCTAATATTCATACCATTTACAATCAACGGCCATACCATACCATCTTTACCAATACGTTCTACAAGTTTTTCATAACCTGGAGCGTCAATGGCACAATGACCATAATCTAAATCATTTACATTTACTGATTGTGTTAAATAACCATCTATTGTTTTATTTGCTTTTAAAATTTTCATAACCAACCTTTGCTATATAAAAACTATCAACAATATCTGATACAGGATTACCTATCTTTTCTACATCAAATATTTTCTTCAAGTCTGTGTTTGTTTCTTTTGAAAATGATTCATACATCAAATCTTTATCAGCGTTTCCTTTACCAGTTGCACCTTTCTTTACTACACTAGGTACAATAGTTTCATAGTCAACTCCAAATTCTTGTAATCTATATTTAAGTATACCACAATTTTCAGCAATTTGAAATACTGCTTGTCCTTTTGATCCAAAGGAATAACCTTCTATGAATACTTGTTGTGGTGAGTGGAAAGTTTCTTTGATTGTGTCGAATGCCCAATCAGATATTTGACTAAACCTATGTATAGGTGTTTTGTATTCTTTATGTTCAAAGCCGAAAATGTTTTTTGACATTGGCCCAATATATTTTTTCTTATTCGTTAAATAATAAAACTGACTATTTTCAAATATAAAATCTTCAGTTACACAAATTGCTGGACTTGTTAAACTATAATCAATTCCAATTATCGTCTTCGGATTCGTTTGTCCAAATTTCTTCATCTTCTAGTTCCTCTACTTCGTGTCCACAGAACGGACAAGTTAATGGTTCTAAATCCTGAACCTCTATATCCCATTCTACTGTATATTTAGTTTCGCAACTAGAACAAGTTTTTGGTCTCTTTTCGATCATTTATTTTATATCTTTAATTCCAATTAATTTCTAATCTTCTTCTCATCTCTGGAATAGGATACCAAGGAGAGTTTATTCTATAAAAAAAAGTTATAAGTGTTAATCTTTCTTCTTCTGGTTTTAAATCCCATTCTGTTCCGTGGTGATAACCACCATCAAATGCTAACAAACTATTATACTCACTAGCAACACTCACTAATTTTTGATAATTACTATCAAGTTCCATTTTATATTTTTTGTAATTTTCTGGCATTTTGCCTGATTTATAATATTCATTTTTTTCAACATAATTTTTTGGTTGAAAACCTGTTTTTATAGGTTTATACAAATTAGTGCCGTTATTCGATTTTCCTGGTGTTAAATAAATTACTGAAGTTAACATACTTTTTTCATCTATATGGATCCACCCTGTATCATCTTCTTTAACGTCTTCATATTTTATCAATTGAAAAAAACTTGTTGTTGTCCAATTAATTTCTTTTATTTCTCTACCATATACTAAACTCATAATTTTTAAATGTACATAGTCGTAAAAATTTTTATCAATCATATGTAAAGGTTCTGTTCTAGCACCTGGGTATCGGCCATCTTCTGGTTTAGTAAATTCTAAACTCTCAGCCCATTGTTTTATCTCATCAGGATTATCAAAAAAATTTGGGGTATAATATAAAGGAAAATACATTTTATAGTTTAAACTTTTTAAATTGATCTTTTTTAACATCTTGTTTGATACCACCAATCACATAACTTTCGATTTCTGTTTCTTGTGGTGCGTTTTGTGTTGATCTACTATTTAACCAATGGTCAACCCAAGGTAATGGGTTTATCTTTTGTTCATAAACAGGTTTTAATCCAATTGCTTTCATTCTTCTATTTGCCATATATTCTACAAATTGATGTAATAGTTTTTCTGATAAACCTATCATAGAACCTTGAGAGAACAAATAAGTCGCCCATCTCTTTTCTTCTTGTACTGCTTCATCATACATTTTATATACATCATCTTCAGTATCTTTAATTACTTTGTCCATTACTTTATCTTTTTCAATATCTCTGTAGTTATTAATTATTCTTTGAGATACTGCCAAGTGTTGACTTTCATCTCTAGCGATAAAAGATATAATCTTTGCTGAACCTTCTAATAATTTTAACTCACCAAACGCAAATGAACAAGCGAAAGATACATAAAATCTTAAACCTTCTAATATGTTTACAGTCACTATAGCTTTCCATAACTTCTTCTTTAAATCATATTCATCAACTTTAGTTTTATCTAAATGCCATCTATGACCTGTTTCAATTAAATCATCATAACATTGTGTAACTGATTGTGCTCTTTTCTCTATCTTTTCATCTTTGATAATAGTATCAAATACATCACTAGGATTAGAATATAAGTTCTTAATGATGTAAGTATAACTTCTACTATGGATAGTTTCCATAAAGTCCCAAGTTACGATACAACCTTCTAATTCTGGTAAAGAACAAAATGGTAAGAATGCCAAACAAGGACCACGACCTTGTACACTATCTAACATAGTTTGATATTTTAGATTAGATGTAAAGATTGCCTTTTGTTCTGGTCTTAAATCTGCGTAATCGTTTCTATCTTTTTGTAACGATACTTCTTCTGGTCTCCAAAAATAACCTAGTTGTTGCTGTGTTAACTTGTCAAACAAAGGATACTTCATAGTATCATATCTTTGTACTGCCAAGTCTTCACCAAAAAACATTGGTTGTTTTAAAAAACTGACATCTTTACTTTTATTAAAAACTGATCTAGCCATTGCGTTTATTTATTACTTT